ATAGAAGATGATAAAGAGGACTAAACCGGATACAATCGCTAGGAGTATCTGTGGTCCAACCCCTGACCCAAGAAGAAAACTAGAACTGCCTGTATTTGTTCCTGCGTTGAAGGTCGACATCTAAATCTAAATCTTAAAAGGATTTAGTTTTAGCCATTAAAATATCGTTTATTTATGAAGTTACTGCGGCGGTTGTTGTTCCCTGACTAAAAAAGGCCTTGATCTTTGACCATAAGTCACCACCGCCGCCGGAAGGACCTGCCATGTAGATACGGTAGATTTCATCCGGGGAAATCGCATAGTTGTAGTAAACTAAGTTCGCGAAACTACCAGCCCAATCTGTATTCATTGAGGGGGATGTGAATGATTGCTTCAGGACATAAAAGGAGGGCTTTGCTGTGTTTGAATAGCCAGCCTGCCATTGGGACTTTAATACGCATGAGCGGGATAACTTACCATCAAGGTATACATCGCAGAGATTATTATTGAGTACAATGCTTACATTAACCCAACGACCAAACTCAATATTCTGTAAGTTACAGGCCTTTGTTTCATTACCACCTGAAGTTCCCATAAAGGATGAATAATCAAATGTATCTGTATCCTTTACGTGAACATACAGTACATTTTGATTTCCTCCAAGTGCAACAATGAGGGTACTCGCATCATCTGTATCACTACGTCCAAGAGAGAGGATATGGTGCTTCTTTGTAGGATCTGTGCCGGGTCCAGTGACATAGATCCAGAAACTCACCGCAAGTTCACCCCCTGTAAAAATAAATTGACCTAGATCAATATCTGATTGAGATGCTCCAGGATACGTAATCATGGTGCTGGTTGACTTGATCGGTCCGCCAACAATCTGCGCCTTCTTTGAAACCTGCGTTACATTAAACATGTAATCATACATGTAATATAAAAGAACCGCGGCGACTACAATAATAACAGCGGCGCCCACAAGTCTTCCCATTGTACCCATTTGAGAGGTCGGCGGAGCGGCGTTCATTCTGTTTGAGAGTGATTTTTAGATTTTTAACTATAGTTCGAGGTCCAAACGACAAGTGGATTACTTGGGCGAACCTTTGGCCCACTAAAACATTCACCGGAAGGACAGAGCGTGAAGTTTATCTGTGAAAAAATAGGCTGAACGGGTTCACCGCGTGTATCCGTATTTCCTGTAAAATCACTTGAAACTTCTTCAGCAGTTGATGAGGCATTTAGAGCGCGAAGGTGAGATGCTTGACCGGTTACATTTGGATCCGCAAGCGATACATCTGTTGCACTAAGGTAAGGTACATTTGTTGTTTTGATTGAACCTGCGAGGCGACCATTATAATAGACTTCAAAATGAGATCCTTGTCTAGAAATCGTAAGCATGACCCACTTTTGAAGTGGAAACGGAGGAAGTGCAAATGTTTCAAGATACGTTGTTCCAGTAGGAGTTCGTGTTGTTATACAGAGTTGTGTTTTAGGAAGACCAGGGCGAGATGCATCAGGTGCTTGAAGTAGTTCTATATACAGGGATGATCCAAACTTGAGTAGAGTCGTAAATCCAGGATGAACACATGTACCGCTCGCATTATCACAGATATCAAATGTATTTGTTGAAGTATTGAATCCAGGTGCCGAGGAATCAAGTACAGCTCCTGTACGAGGAATAGATTTCACATAATAAAAGACACGTAGCGTTGATTTCTGATTTCGTAAAAATGTACTTGCGATTGTTGACTTTGTATTACTATCATCGGTGAGTTGTGGCGCATTTAGATTCCAGGGGCCGACACTATCTGCGGTTATAGGTTTCACATATAATGGTAAGATAAAGACAAGGATTGAAAATACCATAACCACGACTAAGACTGCGAGAAACCAGCCAAACATCGTTCTACTATCGTAGCACTCTTAAATAATTTAAGGGTGTATAGAGAGTATAGATCTGTATTTACGTAGGACAACTGGGTGAACTCGAAGCATTAGATGATCCGCTAAAACTACTTGATCCTATTGCCGGTGTTCCCGCCATGCGGATTTCACCGGAAGACACGACACGACCTGTTGTGGCCAGATTTCTCACTGCAACATTTTGAGCATATATAGCTGGAGTACTAAAGACTGAATCCGTTATTCCGCCTGCGGGAGTCTTTCCAGCGAAGGTTGTACTTTGAGTCCATTTTCCATTTAGATAGAGTTCAATTACAGAATCGCTTACTACAACGGCGACGCGATAGGCTGTTGCGGGTACAGCCTGTGCTGTACATGTAACCCATGAGTTTGTACCCACAACTAGGTAGGCAGTAATCGCCGATTGAAGCGCATCGTACACAACAACTAGCGAAGGATCAGCAGGTACACCTGTTCCATCTGTTAAATATGCAAAATCAGTTAGTTTGGTTGTTCCACTTGTTTTATAAATAAGTACATACATCGTGCTTGTAGATGTAGAAGGAGCTGGATTATCGATGATTGTATCAAATACAATGGTATAGTTTGATTTAGGAAGTGTCTTTGATGCTACTGTATCAGTAAACTTTACTGTTTGATCTGTATTTTGCCAGGAATAGTCCCAATCGGCTGCGGGTATATCAATAAGAGCATTTGGATTGTTTCCAAAGTTAAAGATTGGACGTATGGTATAGTGTACAATCACTAGAACCAATAAAATAACAAATGTTATAAGGAGTCCCCAAATAATATAGGGAGTAACCGTTGAAATAAACCCACCCTCACCTAGTGTGCCTGTATAGGGATCCGTAAAGGAAATACTGGGCATAGTAGGCATATAACTTTGTGTTTTTCCAAGAGCATTGCGAATGGCTTGCGCATAATCTCCCATCTCTTCTAATGAGTATGTTTTCTTGTTTTCCCAGAAAACTTAGATGCCTTTCCATTCTCGGGATCAAACTTAATCTTCTTGTGATATTTCCGAGTTTGTGATTCAATACAATGTGTTAACTTTTCGCGGAAATAACAGACAAATGAGATACGTGTATACGGTTTATTCATTCCAACCGTGCCTGTGGTGGGATCATCCTTGTAGATATCGGGTAGAGCCTTGTTTCGTTTCGCCTGCGCGGGACTTTCTTTCATCTCAGTATTACAATGCCATTCATGAACATCCATGGCTAAGAAATCACCCGTGCGCACATCAAATCCAATGCCATATCGTGGAAATAAGGTATAGCCGCCTGTATATTCACCGCGCTCAATCACTGATAGATTTCCAAATCCTTCGCGATAATCGCCGGCATCGCAGTGAAGTGCGGTGCGAAAGTTACGATTAAGGGTCACGGATGAAAATGCCGTATTCGCAATGCGATACATTGGTTTCTTGGAAATAAGAGCATGCTGTTTCGCATACGCATCGGGAACAAGATCCTTGAACTTATCACTAATAGCTTCGATAAATGGAATACCGTGCTTATATTGGCGGAAAAAACGCTGTGTATAGCTTGTGAGGCGACACGGAAGTCCCATAAAAGGCGTTTTTTCAAAATATCCGAGCACGCTACTCATCACATTGTTATTTACACGCATCTTGCTCACTTTTCCATCTTGAATATATTTCGCTGACCATTTGGTGATTTCAGTTGGATTTCGTTTCTTCCAGTAAACCGATTTTGTATCAATCGGCCCCGCAGCCGCGCCGCGGTTTCGGCTGGCGGCTGCCGTTTGATAAAATCCCTCCCAGCCGATTTTAATCTCTTCGGGCGTAAAGACATTTTTTCTAAACTTCGCAAGCAGACGCTTTTTCCCCGTGTCAGGATCCGTGCGATAGACATCAACGTCTTCCTTGAAAATCGTTTTCACTTCATTTTCTGTAAAATAGGTTCCTTCGCGCGCCTCGATTTCTTCATTTGACATGACATCTTTGATATGAATCTCCTTTACAGACTTCTTTGCGGGCCTTGTTTTCCCGGAAGGCATTTGGAGTCCCTTATATAGTTCAGGAGGATATGTAATCTCCTTCATCTATTTACTTGTTAAGAAGAAAAAGCACACCTGCGACAACGGCACATCCTGCGACACCGATTCCAACGCCTTGTGTAAGGGAACGGTAATCAATCTCTTCAAAATGTGTGTGATTAATAACCGGTGTACTCGCACGAGCACCCAGGCGCTTGTAATATTTGATAACGTCCTGTTCGGAAAACTCGGGTTTATTCAGAGTTTTGTTAACTGCATTATGAAGAACAACTGTCCATTTGAACAGATCATTTCGTGAATCAAGATGGGGCATGATTGGGAACAGTTTTAGATGCTCCGCATAGTGTTCACGGCAAATCGGACAGGGAATAAGAATCGACAGGCCCTCGAAAAACTCCTTTGCGGCTTTCTTATGTGTATAGGTCGGCTGACTCGGATACCCTAATGCGATAATATGGATTGTATGCCAGAAAAAAGGTCCCCACACTTGCGGCGGGATGTTCATCTTCTTGATAGAACTAAATATAGTTTTGGTATTAAACTCATCATAGACCTTTGGAAGGGCTTGGATGAGGTGTTTTGAATAAGGATATTTATGCTACTCTGTATACAACAACTGTTGGCGTAGCAGCTGCTACACGTACTATAAAACGAGAAAAAGTATTATTTATCACAGCACTTCCAACGATTGTAGTACTTCCATCAGCCGGTGTAAGGGTAACAGCATTAGCATTTGTATTTATATATACAAACTCGCATGTAGTTCCAACGGTAGATGCTAAAAATATATAGATATTTGCTGTCGAAGGTAAGGTGAGTGCTTGGGCGCCGGCAGAAGCTTGTGTAAGAATACCAGATATTTGTGAAGTTGTTAATGTTACAGCACCTGTAGCTAACGCATTTATACTACGATATAGAAAAAAATTGCCTTTAACCCAGGCATCTGTGCTAACTATAATATTTGCTCCAACAGTTGCGCTTCCACCCACTGAAAGACTACCTGTTGTTGCTGTAATATTACCCGCTGTTGATGTAATATCGCCGCCCGCAGTTATGGTGCCACCCGCAGTTATGGTGCCACGTGTGTATACAGGCTGTCCCTGATCCGTAAGGCCGCCGTTCGGGTTCACACCATCTGATAGATAGACCGGCTTATCAGAGTTATAAACAGCAAACTTCGGGGAGTTCGGGTCAATGTAGCCAGAAAGACCAGAGCTCGCATCATAGACACCTACCATATAGGTACTGATCTGCGGATTCGCATCCGGATATAGTTTCTTGCCATTTTCACGAAGAATACGATTCGCAGGACAGTTTGTGGCGGTTGCACCCGTTACATTTGCTGCCAGAGTACCACGCGTCTCAAATGTAGTCGGGTTTAGAGCTGTTGTATAAGTATAGAAATCAGTGTTGAATGCTGATGTTGTAATATACTCTCTGCGCGCTTGGGCATTATACACCGCATGAGATGTTGTCGGAATATTCGCCATTGTATATTTCGGACTAAGATTTTAAATTTATGAAAAATCAGAACAGATTTTTGCCGCAACCGTAGGAACTACTGTATCCATTTCAGGCATCATATAACAAAAACCAGATACATCAGCTACACCTGGAAGAATGATTGTATCGCCAGTTGTTGTTAAGGCATACTGTTCTTGCGTATGGTAAAAGATTCGGAGGCCAAGCCCCCTTTCATTTGAAATCTGCTGAAGTTTATAAAAAGCTTCACCATGTTTCGCATGAATCCAAAGAAACTCTGATGTTAAAAACTCAAGTGTAACCGTTTCTCGAGGCGCATCATGACCAATCCAAAACTTTCCATTATGAAACCAAATATCGATTTCACTTGAAAGACCTTGTTCACAACGCGAACGGATTGTCTGGATATTATTTTCTTTTTCGTGATCGGGTCCTGCCGTAAGCGCGCGATGTGCGATTTTCTCAGGAATCCAGAATGTTTCTTTATCTACAGTCCATTCATACGGAGAAAGTTCACCAAAAAAAGCCTCATCCCATGAATAAAGTGTTGTTTGTAGTAGATTAAGCGTTTCTACACTAGGCTCGCGAGTCCATTGTAGAAACTGAACATCACAGTCCTCAGTTGTATGAAGAAACTGTTTACGTACCGTATCGAGTTTCTTGAGTGAGTGAACATTCGATGGAACTCCGCGTAAATAAAGACCATCGCACTTTACACGAAGTCCACGAAAGAAAATACGGAGTCCAGCCAGTGGTTCAAGCATGGGTTTGTTTACAAGCTGAGTTGGCTGAAGAAAGCAGAGTGTAAACTCAAATGGAGTGTCGCAGAGTGTAGCCGATGATAGAAAGGGTTGAACCCATTGTAGAAGACGTTGCCATGTATAGGATTCTAGTTTCCAAGAACCCGTTGTATAGACTCGGCGTTTTTCTGAAACCTGTGGATTCATACTACATACAATACTTAGAGAAATCTTAAAGTATGTAAATTAGAAAATGCAACTACATGTGGTTACCTCAGTATATAAAGATGAAAAAGAACTTCCTAAACTTTTTGAAGAACTTGGGCTCTTTAACGAACTACGCGCACATTATAGAAAGCCACCAGTATTAACAAAAGTATTTATTTATATGAAAAATGATTCTTTTAAAAAGGGTGATTTTGCTATAGCACAAAAAACAGATTCGATGGTTGTATATAATATTCCAAACTATGGACGGTGCGATTACGCATTTCTTCATTATATGGCATATCATTATTCAGAGCATGCAGATCGAACATTATTTATTAAAACACATTGGAAAACACATGATATTAATCTACGAGATTTATTAGGACAACGGCTGCCCTATGATTTTGCTTTTTCTGGAACACATCGTAAATGGCAACTCTGGGATCGTTCTCAAGAAGGTCTTATTTATGATTTTAAAGATGAGATTGAACCACTTTATCTAGAAGCCGGTGAGCGAGAGAATCATCCACTTCTACATTATAATGATTTATATAAAGAAATATTCCCTAGTGGACCAAGGCCTAGTATAATACCTCATTGGGGACATGGGCCCTGTTTTATTGTATCGCGACGACTCTTACTACGATGGCCGAAGGAAATGTATCTAAGATTAATGGAAAAGTTCCACCACGGACCAGACTCACCTTTAGTACAAAAAATCATTCATTGGCAACCTAGTTTTACATATGAAGAAGCTATGTTTGCTTTAGCAAAAAACTATCATGAAATCTTTGATCGATTTTGGAAGGTCTTTTTTACACACCAGTTACCCCCTATGGATAACTTGATCATTGAAAACTAATCATAGGTCTAAGGAACCTAATCGTATACACTGTAAACGGGTCTCTCAAATGAAATCAGGAACTCAAAAAGCATGCTCAAACTGTAATGGACCGCATAGTTTTCGGCAATGTTTAGCACCCATCACAAGCCATGGCGTAATCGCATTTCGTGTAAAGAATGGATGGAATCCATCACGAACTCTCGCAGAAAATGAATCAGCGATTACTGGTCTTGAACAGTCTGGATCGATTGAGTTTCTACTTATTCAGAGGCGAGATAGTTTAGGATTTGTTGAAATGATGAGGGGGAAATATAGTGTAACTGACTATAACTACATAATAACACAATTAAAAGGAATGACGCTAGTTGAACGTGAGCGAGTGTTAACGTTGCCCTTTACACAACTCTGGAATGAGTTATGGGGTGTAGATCATTCGCATTCACAATATAGACAAGAAAAGGAAACAAGTCGTCTTAAGTTGGAACAGTTGCGTGAGCAAGGACTTGTAAATGGAGAAGGTGTAAAACAGAGTCTTAGAGAAGTGTTTGCGACACTCGGACCCGGTTGGGATACACCCGAATGGGGATTTCCTAAGGGTCGACGTGATCCATATGAATCAGAAAGAGCATGTGCTCTGCGTGAAATGTGGGAGGAAACCGGCCTTGAAGAAAAGAATGTGAAAGTGGTTGAAAACCTTGAACCGATTCAAGAAAGTTTTTTTGGATCCAATCATATTCATTATTGTCATAAGTATAGGATTGTATATGTTCAAGAGTCGATTGTAGTTTCATTTGAAAATGCGAATGAACATATGCGACGTGAGATTGGAAATCTTGGTTGGTTTACACTTGAAGACGCACTTCAAAAAATACGTCCCGAAAATATTGAGAAAAAGGAGGTTTTATTACGGGCTGCGATGTTATTGCGAAACTTTTGCCCACTTGTACTTGGCGCGGGTATTGTCTAAATGTTTTCATATATCTAGATAGATGAGTGAAGAGGATCTTGAATATGAGTTTGCTAATCCTGATTCACAGCCTGGATCACCTGTCGCATCTGCGGCTGCTACTCCTGCGCCTGCGGTGGCTGTCGCAGCTGTTCCAAAAACACCCAGTGCAGCACCCCCTGCTACTCCTGCGGCACAATCTTCTTTATTAGGAACACTTGCCTCTGCGATTGGATTACAGCCATCTGCTTCTGCGGCTCCTGCTCTAGGTTCACCTACAGCGCCTGTTCCTTCTGCGGCTCCTGCTCTAGGTTCACCTGCTCCTCGTTCTGCTTCTGCGGCTCCTTCTCTAGGTCCAGCTACTGCGCCTGTTCCTTCCGCTCCAGCAACAGTAGAAGAGGAAGAAGAAGAAGAGGATGAGGAGGAAGACGAGGAAGACGAGGAGGAGGAAGACAAGGAAGACGAGGAAGACAAGGAGGAGGAAGACGAGGAAGAAGATTCATTTGAACTACCTGTGGAGGATGAAGAAGACAACGAGGAGGAAGAGAAGGAAGAAGAATCATTTGAACCGCCTGCGGAAGAAAGTGCATTTCAATCAGCTACTGAAGAAC